AAAAGCCGTATAAACTAAACGGGCAAACGCAGATGCTTATTGACGAGCGAGACGCAAGGAAGGCAGAGCTGCAGAGGACAGAAAAGCGCCTGGAGCAAGCCAGGCGGGAGCTTAACCAGGCAAAGAGGAGTAATCACGTGCCGGACATTCACCGCTTAGAGGATGAAATAGAACAGCTTGAGCGATCAGCCAAAGAGCAGGAATGGTATTTACCGGATTATGACAAACGCATAGGCGATTTAGTCAGATCACAGTATTACAACCAATTGTCGCCTTCCTATGATGAGGCAATTGGAGCGGCCAAAGAGAAGGCAGTAGAAGCTTCTAGGGCTTATCTTGACGCATTGGCCGAGATCGTCATTCTTAGAAGGAGCAGGAACAGCATAGCGCATGACATGAACAAAGAATCACTGGCGGGCAGAGGGATTCAAATAAGCGTTGAAGGCGGCTTAGCATCAATGTATGCGACATTTGTGTATCTTGCGGAAGAGTACGCCAAAGAGAACTTTGACCTATGGGAGCCAGGCGCCCAGATGCGTTATTTAGAGAGAGAGGCCAGTAAAAAGTTTGATGAGGAGCGGGAAGAAGCGGAAGAAAGGGAAAGGCTTATAAAAATGGCCCAGCGCTTTGACAGATATATCGATCTAGACATTAACATAGCCGCCATATATGCCGCCGATCAAGCCAAACGAGAAGCCGCTAACATGCATAACCCTTATAACGTCGGCACTCTACCGCTTGATGAAGTCAAATTTAAGGCGGATTTACAGAAAGGCTATGAACTCCTAAGAGAACATATGCGTATTGCGGAAGAGGACAGGCGCACACGTGAAGCAAACGCCAGAGTTGAGGCAATGAACAAATAACGGGCGCGAGATAGAGAGCAATAAGAAAAACGGCCGTCGAGAATGGCGCTAAAAAGCGTTTTAACGGCCTCCTAAGGGATTTACCCCTACAAGGAAACAAAGCCCCTTAAAACGACGCTAGAGCCGTTACGGGGGCTTTATATTCTACGGGAACGCAAGGCGTTACACAATCAACCGATAAACGAAGGCAGGAAAATTACCCGAGGAGTCGGAAGCCGACCCACAGGGGCATTGCAGGAGGTGAAACAACATGGAGAACGAACGGAAAGCCCCGGATGTGCCTTTTATCGTATTTGAAAGCGAACAGGCAAGGGCAGAGCGCAATATAAAGCGGATGCAGATATTATGCGGAGTATTGGCGGCGGTTTTAGTGCTGACCAATGCGGCATGGTTTTTACTGACCCGCTAAAACAGACCCGCAGCAGCAGGAGGCGAACCCGAACACCGGGCAAGCCTCTTTTTTATTGGCGCAATAGATGCAGGAACCATAGCCCAAAATAATTTACACAAGAAGTGCAACAGGCTATTGAAAATCCCGCCCCAATCGGTTATAATAGGAAAAGGAAAAGGACAAAGACCGAACAGGAGGGCGCAGCAATGGAGGCAATCACAGTTTACAACCGGCAGGAGATAGCACCGGCGCAGCAGTTTAACACCGGGCTATTTAATGACTTTGTAGCATGGATAGACCGCAGCGAAAAGACAACCCGCAGTTATCTAACCAATTTGCGGCAGTTTATGGCATGGCTGAAATATGCGGCAGTAGTGAACCCGATTAGACAAGATATTATTTCCTATCGGGAATGGCTGACCGCAGAGCATGAGGCAATAGCACTTGACCCCGGCAGCGTGAACGGCTGGACATACAGAACGGATGCAACCGGCAACCCGTTAAAGATAGTATGCAAGCCTAACACCGTAGCGCAGTATTTGCGCAGCGTTTGCCAATTTTTCCGCTGGACAGCTGCAAACAACCTTTACCCGGATATTGCGGCGAACATTCACGCCCCAAAGGTAAAGAACGAAACGCACCGCAAAGCATACTTGAACGCTAAAGAGGTTTTGACCATAGAGGAAAGCATAGCGGAGCGGGCGCAGGAACGGCAGCAGGCCGCACAGGAGGCGCAAAAAGACACGGCAGGCCGGATGCAGCGCAGCACAGAACAGGGCAAGCGGCTTTATGCAATGTATCTTTTAGCGGTAAATGCAGGGCTTAGAACCGTAGAAATCAGCAGAGCCAATATAAAAGACCTTGAAACAAAGGGCGGGCAAACATGGCTTTATATATGGGGCAAAGGCCGGACGGAACCCGACCAAAAGAAACCCATAGCCCCGGAAGTTGCGGCAGCTATCAAAGACTATTTGCAGAGCCGGACAGACCACCCCACAACCGCAAGCCCGCTTTTCGTTTCTACCGGCAACAGGAGCGGCGGCAAGAGGATTGCAACCACGACTATTAGCACGATGTTAAAGCAGGCAATGAAAGAGGCCGGATTTGATAGCGAACGCATAACCGCCCATTCTTTGAGGCATAGCGCAGCGCAAGCCGCATTGCAGGCAAGCGGAAACAACATTTACACGGCGCAAAAGTATTTGCGGCATAGCAGCCCCGCAACCACGGAAATTTATTTGCATGAGGATGAACGCACCGAAAAGGCAGAGCGGGCAATAGCGCAGGAGGTTTACAACCTTTACCACGGAACCGGCGCAGATAACCGGGCAAAGCTGGAACAGCTTATTAACCGCATGACCCCGCAGCAGTTGGAACAGCTAACCGGCATAGCCGCAGCAATGGCATAGAACAGGAGGGAAAAACAATGTACGAATTTAGGAACGGAACGGCAAGAGTTATTGGAGCATTAGAGAGAGCGGCAGCAGACCCGGAGCGGCTAAAAATCCTTGCAGACACCCTTTATTATTACCCGGAGCAATTAGCGCAAGATATAGCCGCAGCCGCAGACTATTACGAGGCGTTCCGGGAAACGGAAAGACCGGCAACAGACAATTCCTAATCAAACTAATATTGAATAGCTTAATTAGGAATTTGCACAAGTAGTGCAAGAGAACAGGAGGCAAAGCGGATGCAGATTATAACAGCCGCAGTTATCAAAGGGGGAACCGGCAAAAGCAGCACAATAGCCGCATTAGCGCAGGCCGGAGCCGCAGCCGGTAAAAAGGTATTGGTAATAGACCTTGACCCGCAGGCTAATTTATCATTCTTTATCGGCGCAGACCAAAACCGCCCCGGCAGTTATCAGCTATTACACGGAACCGACCCGGCGCAGCTGATGCAGACCACGCAACAGGGGATAGCAGCCGTTGCGGCAAGCCCCGACCTTGCCACGGAAAGAACGACCCCGGCAAGCGCAAAACGATTGCAGGCCGCATTAGAGCCGATAAAAGGGAACTTTGATATTATTCTAATCGACACCCCGCCCCAAATGGGGGAACTGACCTTTAACGCATTGCAGGCCGCAACCGGGCTAATAATCCCGCTGGAAACAGACAATAGCAGCTTGCAGGGGCTTTATCAGATAGCCGATATTGCCCACCAAATGCAGCGCAGCAACCCGGATTTATCTATTATCGGCGTTATTCTGACCCGATACGATGCCCGCCCGAAACTAAACAGGTATTTGAAAGATGCCATAGCGGAGCGGGGGCAGGAAATCGGCGCACCCCTTTTAATGGGGATTAGACCCGGTATAGCGATACGGGAGGCGCAGGCAATGCAGCAATCATTATATGACTATGCGCCCCGCTCCAACCCGGCGCAAGACTATAAAACACTCTATGAAATGATACAGGAGGGCTAAACAATGGCAAGTAAAAAGGATTTTGCAGGGATGAACACCGGCAGAGTGTACGGAGCAATCGAACAGGCCACAAGCCGCAAGGGGCAGCAGGGAACCGCAAGCCCACAAGAGGCAGCGGAGCGGGCGGCGCAGCTGAAAACGCAAGGCCGCAAGGGATGCAAGGCAATTAGAATAAATATGGCCTTTACGCCCGAAAACCACGAATTTATAAAGGTTATGGCAACTATCAGCGGCAAGACCATGACCGAATTTGCAAATTTGATTGTAGAGCGGTACAGGAACGAACACCCCGAAATTTACGAACAGGCCAAAGCAATTATTGACCAACTCTAAAGCAGGAGGCGCAACGCATGATAGACGATACCAGCAGGCAGGACGGGGAGCAATTAGCAATGCCCGGATTTGAACCAGAACCGCCCGCAGCAGAAACCATAAAAAAGCAATTACCCGTTGTTCAATTCCGCATAGACTTTTTGCGCAGCCCGGAAGATGCTTTATTGAAATGGGGGCAGATGGAAAACGGGCGGTATAGAAAATGGTTTACGGGGCATTTTGATAAATTAGTTGCGATTGTAGCGCAGCAGACCGGCGCAGACCCCGCACAGATAGCCGATAAAGACAAGAGAACCCCGGAGCAACAGCAGCTATTATTAGAGGCGGCAGCAAAGCAGCAGATAGCCCGCATTGATGCTTTTTTCGATAGCCTTTATATGGATGCTATAAAAGCGAAATTGCCTTTAGTGCAGGGAATTAGACCCACGGCGCACACGATGCCGAATAATGCGCTAATGAACACGCTGCAACAGAAACCGGCTATAAATGCCGGGGCGTTTGATATGGTAGTTGCGAACGCCAAAGGCAGGCGCAAAGAGATAACGGCATATACCATGATTGAATTTGACCCCGGAGAAACCAGCACTAAAATTACCGATGCCCATTTATCAGAGTATGAACGGCAAGTATCAGATGCGGTTATTTCACTATGGATAGAGGCCGTTAAAGAGAAATTGCCGCCCATTTTCACGCCCGATATGATATTTAGGGCAATGCCCGGAGGCAGCGACACGGCAAGCCCGCAGCAAAAGGGGGCAATAACAAAGACAATAGAAAAATTCCGGCGTTTGCATATAACCGTAGATGCCACAGAGGAAATGCGCAAACGGGGAGTTATCGGCAGCAATGCAACCTTTAAGCTGGACAATTTCTATTTATCGGCAACCCATGCAGAATACAAGGTAAAGAACGGCGGGCAGACCGTGAACGCATACAAGATAGACACGGAGCCTATTCTATTAACCTATTGCAACATGACAAAGCAGCTATTGACCGTACCGGCAAAGTATCTTGCTATTGAAAAGGTGAAAAAGGGCAGAATCAGCGGCGAACTTGTCACCATGACCGCAGACCGGCAGGCAATGACGGGGTATATGTTACGGCGCATTGCCGTTATGAAACATGACCGCAAGAACAAAGTGCAGACCCAAAGCAATGTTATTTTGTTTGATACCCTATTTTCTGAAACCGGCACAAAGACGGACAACCGCAAGCAAACCATGATTAACCGCAATTTCTGTTTTAATGTGCTGGACTATTGGAAAGTATCGGGCTTTATCAAAGGCTATTCAAAGCAGGAAAAGGGGCGCAGCATAACCGGCATAGTTATTGAGTTTTAGAAACAAGAGGCGCAAGAGGGCATATCTTGTGCAGCGGATAACTTAGCCCGAAACTTTGACTACATGAGGCCGAAACTTTGACTACAACAGCCCCAAACTTTGACTACATGGGAGGCCGAAACTTTGACTACAAAAACCCCGATTTTGCGGAGTTATGACAGCTCCACGAAATGCCGAAAACCCTTGATTTTACGGGCTTTTCCGGGAATTTGCCGTTAAAGAAAAAGGCCGGTTTTACCCGCTGCAACAAAAAGGCTATAAGTTATTATATGTTTTTATACCCGCAAGCCCGCCCCTGCTTGATGCGGGCGGGCGTTTGCGTTATTATCCCGAATGAGGCAAGGGCTATTTCCTTTACCGGCAGAACAACCCGGAGGGGGCGGCTAAATCTCTACGGAGAACCAAAGCGGACACCGCCGGGGAACGCCACGAACAAAACCGCTAAATTCAAAGGGGGGATAGACCATAGCGGGGTATTATCGGAGTTTTCGCACCCCTAAAAAGAGGCCGCAGCCGATTTGCAACAGGGGGGAGGGGATGCCGAAAACCGCCGAAATCCGCAGACGGGAGCGGGGGAGTAAACAAAAAAGGACGGGAACCCCAACCGGCAAGAGGGGGAACCCGCCCGACCGTTAAACACTTTAGGCGCAGCGCAAACGGCATTTGCAGTTTAGCACGATGCCGGAGCGGATGCAAGACTAACGCCCCAAAGGGCAGGAGGATTTTTATTTAATGGACAGAGAAACCGCAAGGCAGGAAATCCGCAGCCGGATTAGCTGCAAAGACTATTTGACAAAATCAAAGAGCGGGCTATATTGTTGCCCGTTTTGCGGGAGCGGAACCGGGAGCCACGGAACCGGGGCATTGAAAGTTTATGATACCAATACTTTTACTTGCCACAGCTGCAACCGCAGCGGGGATGTTATCGACCTATACCGGGAACAGACCGGCGCAGACTATAACACGGCCTTATCTTTATTGGCTGATGAAATCGGCATAACGATTGACCCGTATAGACCCACGGCGGCGGCAGATTTTGCGCCCGCTCCAAAAAATGACCCCGTAGAACGCCCGCAGAGCCACGAAACGGGGCAAGACAATATAAAACCCTTGCCCGATGATAAAAACCCGCAGAACGGCGCAGAAACGCCCACAGAGGCCACGGCAGATTATACGGCATATTATCGGGAGTGCAGGGCAAGAATAAACGACCCCGCAGCGGCGGCATATTTGCAAAGCAGGGGCATTAGCCCGGAAACGGCGGCGGCGTATTGGTTAGGATATGACCCGGAGGCAGACCCGGCGCAATCAAACCACCCTTGCCCACGGCTAATTATTCCGACCAGCGCAGCGCATTATATCGGGCGCAGGATTGACGGGGTAAAAGACTTTGCAAAGCTGAACCCCAAAGGCAGCACCCCGGCAATCTTTAATGCCCGTGTATTGTATGCGCAGGATGTGCAAGAAGTCTTTGTAACAGAGGGCGCATTTGATGCTTTATCGGTTATAGAGGCGGGCGCAGCTGCAATAGCCTTGAACAGCGCAGCAAATGCGGAGGCTTTAATAAAACAGCTGGAACAGCGCAGAACGGCGGCAACCTTGATTTTGTGCCTTGATAATGACGAACGGGGGCAAAAGGCCACGGCAACGCTAAATGCAGGCTTGCAGCGGCTTAATATTTCCCATATAACCGCCAATATTTGCGCAGGGTACAAAGACCCTAACGAGGCATTGACCGGGGATAAAGAGGCGTTTACAAAGGCCATAGCGCAGGCGCAGAGGCAGACCGCAGCAAAGCCGGATAACACGGCCTATTATATTGATGCGCTAATGACCGGCGAAATAGAACGGTTTAAGAACGACAAGAAAACCGGCTTTTCTAACCTTGATGCGCAGGCAGGCGGGCTATATTCCGGGCTTTATGTTTTAGCGGCTATTTCCTCTTTAGGCAAAACAAGTTTTGCGCTGCAACTATCCGACCAATTAGCGGAGGCCGGGAACGATGTTATTTTCTTTTCGCTGGAACAATCCCGGCTTGAATTGGTTAGCAAGAGCCTTGCCCGCAGAACCGCCCAAAAGGACAGAGAAAAGGCCGTAACAAGTCTATCAATCCGCAAGGGGTATTTGCCCCGGCAAGTGCTGGATGCGGCGCAGGAATACAAAGAGGCAGTAGCAGACCGCATTAGCATTGTAGAGGGCAATTTTGCTTGCAATATTTCCTTTATTGGCGATTATATCCGGCAGTATGTGAAACGGAACGGAACCCGGCCTATTTGCGTTATCGACTATTTGCAGATATTGCAGCCCGCAGACGATAACAAGCGGCAGACCACCAAAGAAACAGTAGATACCACCGTTACCGAACTAAAGCGCATTAGCCGGGAACTTGATTTGACCGTGATTATTATTAGCAGCGTGAACCGGGCAAATTATCTGACCCCGATTGATTTTGAAAGCCTAAAGGAAAGCGGCGGCATTGAATTTACAGCGGATGTTATATGGGGCTTGCAGCTGCAATGCCTTAATGACCCGATATTTGACAAGCAGAACAACATAAAAGAGCGGCGGGAGAAAATCAAAGAGGCCAAAGCCGCAGACCCACGCAAGATAGAGTTATCATGTTTGAAAAACCGATACGGCATAGCTAACTATTCTTGCTTTTTCAATTACTACCCGGCTAACGACCTTTTCACGGAGTGCAGCGGCGCAGAATTGGACTTTACACCGACCACAGCCACAACGCCCAAAGCGGGGCGCAAACTGTAAAGGGGGCGGCAGTATGGGCAAGAGTTTAGCGGAGTATGCAGCACAAAACCCGATGCAGGAGCCGGAGCGGGAGCGGCAGGCCATAGAGGAAACCGCCCGCAGCTATCGGGAGCAAATGCAGGAGCGCCACCAGAGCCTAAAAGCGGATTAAAGAAGGCATATAGAGCTTCTATCTACAGGCTTGGCGAGCTGCAGCAAGGCGACGTAGTAAGCGCTGCAAGCAACCTTGCAAATAGTCAGCGCCCGCCCCAGGCCGATGGCGACAGCGTAGAGAGTCAACGGCTGCAAGCCTAACACCTATACCACCACGCCAGGGGGGTAGGGCGGCCGATGGTAGCAGCGCTTAGCTGCAGATCATCTTGACGTTCACGCATTAGCGATAAAGAAATATACATGTATACAACAACCCACCTATGAACTTGCATAATGACACCCCCATTGAATAAAAACGGGAAAATAAGAGGGGGGCGTCAGTCGGCGGGGGGACACGACAGCGCAAATTCTTTGCTTTTTAATTCTCATTTTTTATTTTTAACTTTCACACAGACCACGAACCGGCCAGGCATACGCTTTATAGGCCGCTTTCTCTCCTATCACCCAGGAACTAGGGCATAACATGACCGTTTATGAAAACAATGTTTGACCGCTGAAACAAATGTAGTATAATAGCTACAGATACGCATATACGTATACACATATACGCCTACAGATAGGCGCAGATGTGGAACGGAAGAACAAAGCGCATGAAGGTATAGGCACACAAAAAGCCGCTAAGAAAGGGGGTAACTCATGCCAGATATAACCTTTTACACGCTAAACGAGGTAGCGGATGCCCTTAAATTAACCAGACGCACCCTGTACACATACATAAAGCAGGGCAAGCTTAACGCCGTAAAAATTGGTAAATATTGGCGGGTATCGGATGCAGATCTTAGGGCGCTTATCTCTAGAGGAACGCAGGGATAGGCGAGGAAATCAACGGAAAGAAAGGGGGCTTGTTATGGCAAGAAGGAAATCTAAAAAGGCCGTATATGAATCACTGATAGAGCAGTTAATACTCAAAGGCGCAGATGTAGCGTGCTTCGTGGATCTCATAGATAAGTACATGGAGTTATGGGATATTGACAGGCTGCTAGACAAGGACATCAAGGAGCGGGGAATCATCGTAGAAACGCCTAGTAGTGTTGGCGTTATGACAGTTAAGCGCAACCCTTCAATTAAAGAAAAGGTAGCGGTAAACCGTCAAATGCTATCTATCCTTAAACAGCTGCAGATCAACACGCAGGAAGCAAGCGACGGCCGCATAGATGAAAGCCTGTAAAAGACGGGCGGCAGCGATCAAGGAGCAGTAGAAAATGATTCATTTGAAAGTCAAAGGGGAAGTAAGCGAAATAGTTTACAAAGGCGAAAAATCTTGCTTGTTCACCATAAGGGCAGGGGCAAGAGAGCTTGTATGCACGATCACGAACTCACGTAAATATTTAAC